GTTTTATTCCTTTAGATATTCTAAAACGATATGTGGTTCAACAAATCGCTCATTTTGGTGTTCAGTTGCCTCCCACCAAAGAAATTGATTTTTAACTAAATAAGACCTATCTTTTAACAAATTAATGTTTTCTGGATGACCAAATATTACTGGATCAGATGGCCCCCACAACACAATTCCTTTTTTACCTTCATCCCAACCTAAATGTTGGAAAAAACTATCAACGCTAATCCACGTACGGCATGTTTGAATTAATTGACGTAATTCCTCCATGGATGCATTTTTGACAAATTTTTCGACCAACTGCTCTTCGCCTTCGACTCCAACTTGGATAATAGGCTCGTTAATCATAGCGATTAACTCTTTCCAATATGGATAATTCTTTGGATTTAATTTATCAGTTCTTAGTTTTTGAGCGTAAGGTGCTATGATAATCATAAATACATCTTCCTAAACGCGCTATCCAAACTGTCTTTCCATTTCCATTGATCCATCTTTTTATAGATATTCCACTGGTCAATGTCACCAAAATAATTTATTGCGTCTGCTATTGTGTTGCCTGGTATGATGTCTTGGTAACAACTAAACACCATAGGATTTTTAATAAGTGGCAATATGTGTTTAAAAACAATATGGTCACCACGACCACAATTAAGCACCACAATCGTTTTATCACGACAAGCCAAAATGTTATTAAATATTCTCTCGTCGTGCTCGTACAATTCTCGTTTAGTTTCCATACGTATGCCACCTTGCGGGTTTTTCATATGCCACGTTATTGCATGTGGCACTGCTAAAATCTTGTAACCTTTTTGGTGTAAGCCATACGTAAACAAAGTTTCTTCTCGGTGTGCTACCCTTGAGAGACCCAAATTATAATCATGCACCATAGCACGATATAAAAAAGTACAGTGAAGATGTTCAACTTCTTTTGCCTTTTTAATAACACCCCATTGGATATTAGGTTCTTGGTTAATCTTATCAATTAAGCCGGTTACTTGACTCGTATCTGGCATGTAAGGTGGGGTTAACACTGAACCACCTACTGCACCAACATTTTGTAAAGCTTCCGCCTGCCCGTATAAAGTTTCCAATACATTGGGTTCAGGTATAGCGTCATCATCAACTCTCCACACCCAATCAAAACCCGCAGTATTGGCGTGTTGGTGAATGTGGTGCTGACCTTTTTTATCCGCCATTCGCCATTCCCAAGGAATGCCTTTAATGTCTAACATCTGGAAAAAGTATTGGTAAATCATCTCTTTCCGCATGTCTTGAAACTCATCATTGTCATCAAAAATAATCAGCTTGTCTGGCTGTCGTGTTTGATTGATGATGGCATTTAATACTAGTGGTAGTGTTGTAAAGTATCTGCCACGTGTTGCTACTGAGCAGAGGACTTTATTCATTGGTCCACTCACAAATCATTAGGTTGCTTGGGTTATGATTGTCTACCGGAACCATTGTGTTTGAAATACCACCATGGTGGTTAATATAAGCAAACTTAAACCCAGGGAAATCTTTTTCAGTCAACCCATGCAACTTGTGATGCTCGCCCCAAAAGCCTTTAGGCTCATTATGTGGCACCGTGATTAAAAGGCGTTTACAGTGTTGTTTTAACTTCTCTACGACCTCTAAACCATTGTCAAGGTGTTCTATCACCTCAAACGCTATAATGTTGCCATAGCGCCCAAAATAAAACGTATTGATGTCTGCTTGGTAGAATGTTGCGTTGTCAGACCACTGCTGTTCTTTTGCTACGTCAATAATAATTGGGTCATAATCCAAACCCAAATACGTTGTGCTAGTTGGTAAGAACTGATAGCCGTAACCCGTTGAACACCCAATCTCTAACACAGAACCAGGTAACAAATTCCTTGCAGCCCATTCGTACCTTTGCGTTTCTCTTGGAAACACAGGGTCTCCTTTAAGGAAAACCGCACGTTCGTAGTTGTTAGATAACAAAAACCGATAATGCTCTGGGTTGTATTTTTTGGCTAACTTTAATTCGTTTTTATAAAAAGTGTCTTTCCAATTTTGTACAAGGTTGGTATCAAACACCGTGCCTTCTGCTACATGGTAAATTGGAAAATCACCTCTAAAACCTACGTCTACAATTTTAAATCCATTTAACTCAGCTTGGTGGCAGAAATCAATATCTTCGCAACCACCAACGCCGTACTGTTCATCTAATAAACCAACAGCATCAAACACACGCTTTTGAATCATCACACAAAAGAATATACCAAAATAGCTTTTTGTGATGGGTGAATGTTTTGTCAACACCGCGCTGATATCACCCACATCCAAACGTTCTAACCAATTGTCACCAAGGATAACAGTATCGTTATTTAACAATACAATCTTATCGGTTCTTGCCTCTTTAATACCAGCGTTGGTTGCTTTAGCAAACCCTAACGCATCGTCGTCCCATACGGTTGTCATGTACGGTATTTTGCTGTGTAAATCTTGCAAATAATCTTGTGTATTATCTGTACAACCGTTAGCAGATATAATTAACTCTACATCTTCCATGTTGCTGTGTTTGATGATAGAATCAACACACGGTTTTAAATATTTGTCACAGTTATTGTACGTCGGTATTACAATGCTATATTTTGGCATATACTCTACAGTATCAAAAGTTAAAATTCAATTATATCATTCTACCTATATTAATGCAAACTTTTTACAAAATTTGCTGATTTTTAATAGTTTGGTAGAGCTGTTGTTGGTGGTGTAAAGTTTGCTGTATAGCGGGCAACACCGTTGGTTACACGAAGATCTGATAAATAACCATTTAAGTAATTTGCTGCTGAATCTCCTTGTACACCAACACTTACTCTTCCTGATGTATAAGTATTTGCATCTGTATAAGGTGTTCCAGTTGAAGTACCATTTAAATATAAAGTTGTTGTTCCATTATTTTTAACTACTGCTATATGATACCAAGTTGCAGTAGTTAAAGCGGAACTTCCTGTAATTCTTGCCGATCCATTAGTCCAAAATGTTGGAAAATTGGTGTTTGAAATGTATATAGTTGGAACAACAGCAGTAGCAACACCACTATTTCTAAAATCAATAATATGTTGGTTTGAACCAAGTGCATTTAAATAAACCCAAGTTTCAATCGTCCAGTTACCAGAACCAAAAGTATATGTTGGGTTTGTGGGTGCTTGTAAATAACTAGAACCATTAAAATACAAACTGCCAGTTCCATATTTAATATTATTAGTGCTTACTGTAGCATTACTTACTGTGACTAAATCATTAATAGTTGAATAATCAATTGAACCTGCGTTGGCGGTGTTAAGTAATAATGCCGTATTTGTTATTGGTGCTAGTGGTGCAGTTGGCGGTGTAAATGCTGTTGTATATAATGCAGTTCCATTAAGGATACGAATATTACTCATATAACCATTAAAATATCCACCTGGAGTACTGTAAGCACCTATATATAAAGGACCACCATTATCAGTCATTGCGGTACTAATTGTGACTGTTGCTGATGAAACTCCGTTAATATAAGTAGTTACTGTTGTTCCATTTCTAACAAATGCTAAATGATACCAAGTACCAGTTGTTAAAGCAGTTACTGTTGTAGAGGCTTGATTGGCAATACCGTCGGAGGCATACCACGATACCGTACCGTTTGTATTTATATAACCACCATATCTTGGAAAGTTAGTTCCAAATATATAGTCTTTTACCATCAGCATTTGTTGGGAAGCCAAAGAATTAGTGTATACCCAAAGTTCAACTGTCCAATTCGGTGCACCAGTTGATAAATTTATAGATTGTGAATAAGGAACTGTCATGTAACTGTTTGTACCATTAAAATACGCACTACCGCCTTGAACTGCCGTTGAATATGCGGTAGATGGTAAAAATGGACTAAATGTTTGAACTTTAGGTGTTCCAGTTGCGGTAATTGTTGCATTGTTAGTACTTGTATCTTGAAACCTATTGGTTTGACAAGTTAATAATGATGTTCCTGATATAGCAGTTAATGGTGTTGTTGGTGGTGTAAATGATGCCGTATATAATGCTGTTCCTGTAACTATACGAAGATTACTAATATAACCTGTGAAAAGCCCACTTGTGGCGCCATTATATTGACCTGAAACAAGATAGGTCAAAGTTCCGGATCTATTAGATAATGTTGTAGTTCCAGTGAGAGTTTGTGCCACACCATTGACATACATAGAAATTGTATTGGTGTTTACAGAAATTGCAATGTGGTACCAAGTATTAAGTGACATTGTAGTAGAACCAGTAACGTTATTACCTGTACCGGAATACCAATAAAATGCTATTTGATTACTTGAATTTACGCCAAAACTCCAATAATTGGATCCACTAATAGTGGCTTGCATATCACCAATAACCGTTCCGAATGTCCCCACTGGAGTTGCAGTCATATAAACCCATGCTTCGATGGTGAATGTACTTAAACTGGTACTAATTGGCGTACTACTAGTTTGTAAATAATTTCCTGTTCCACCAAAATAATTACTCCACAAAGTACCAAATGGTGCAAAACTTCCTTGTGTTGGTGTTCCTGACCTTGTTATAGGATTTAATAATGTGGATGAATCTACAAAACCGTTATTTGTTGCAGGTATATTGTTTTGTAAAGATAATAAAGATGTGTTGGTTATGGCAGTTAATGGTGTTGTTGAAGGTGTAAAGTTAGAAGTATAGACTGCTGTGCCTTTAACAATACGAAGATTTGATATATAGCCAGGGAAATAGTTTGATACACCATCATAACCAATATTTAAAGGTATATTTTGTTCTGTTATAGTTAATGCACTTGAATATACACTTGTTCCATTTAAATATAAAGTTAAAGTTGTTCCATTATATACAGCAGCAACATGACTCCAAGTATTTAAAGGAACAGCAGTTGTTGAATTATAAGATGAGCCAGTATAAAAGGCTAAATAGCAAGATGTTTGTAAAATTTGAAATTTGTAACTTTTTAAAGTTGAATTTCTTTTTGCTACTATTACATCAAAATTAGTATAGTTAAGTGGATATACCCATGCTTCTATAGTCCAACTTCCTGAACTTAAATTAAGCGGTGTTGAATTTGGTGTGCTTAAATAATCCGTACTACCATTAAAATACTCCGACCCATAAGTTGTTGGTGTTGTATAAGTAAATGGTTGGTTTTGTGATATGGTTGGACTACCTGTTCTTGTAATAGCAAGGTTATTAGTACTATTATCAATAAAACTAGCAGACTGACATGATAAAAATATTGTGTTAGTTATTGCTGTTAATGGTGTAGTTGGAACAGTATAAGTAGAACCAGTATATACAGCAGTACCGTTTACTATTCTTAAATTAGAAATATACCCTAGCTGTGTGGTTAATGAAGGACCACCCATTATATACTGAGTTTGTGCTGAATACGTTGTACTACTTGTTCCAGTACCTACTAATGATCCATTTAAATATAGGAAAAATTGGTTAGCTGTTGTGTTAGCCCTTACTAAAGCAATATGATTCCATTGATTTAAAATAGGGTTTGAAGATGCTCCAATAGCCCAACCGCCTGTTGTAGCCGCCGCAGAAAAGGTTGTTCCGTTGTAGCCTATAGCAAAATCTGCGACACCGCTGGCACAAGTAACATAGTAACTATTATTACCTGCAACTGTTGGGTAAGCCCAAAATTCAACAGTAAATACTGTTCCTAATGCTGGTCTTGAATAAGATAAATAGTTTGAAGAGCCTGGAATGTAATTACTATAATAACCAGCTTGGAATGGGTTGTTTACTGAATTATAAGGTACACCGTTTGGTGTTAATAATAAATTATTTGAGGATAAGTCAGAATTGATTGTTAATCCACCAGACGGTGTTGTTGAACTTAACAATAAGGTTACATAATTCCAAAGCGTATCCGCACCAACGGCAGCTATTGCCCTAGCAAATCCCCAAGCTTTAGAGCTTAACGCCCCGATAGTAGATAATAACGCCATATTAGAATTGTGTTTGTGATGCTAAAATAGTGTATGTAGGTGTTGCTGCAGTTTTAATAATAGCATAGGTGTACACGTCAATACCTGTAGCATAACCTTTTGTTGGTGCTGTACCACCTTGCCACCATGTTGTTACACCAGTACCCGTACCGTCTATCTGAATTCCGTTGTTATAGTACGCTGTTGAACCTTGCGTTGCAAGCATCGTAACCGTAACTACATCACCCACCGCCATTGCCGTGTTCATTGTTGTTCCACTAGAAAACGCAATGTTGATTGTCCAGTTGTTTGCTGCGTTGGTAGTGTAATACTGAACCGCACCAGACGCCACGTAAAATGTTTGTGTCGCACTAGGAGCCGCAGCAACAATGTTTGCTGGTTCAGCAGCGTTAGTAAGTTTTAAAGCTTCGTTAGACGTTGTGCCAGCGAGTGCTACCATTGGAGTACTTGCTGCGCCGTTAATGGTTATAGCAGTTGTACCGTTTGTTTGTAGTGCCAATATACCTGTGGAATCCGCAGATGTTGTTACACTAGAGGTGGTTGCATTTATTGTTGATGCCATAATTAATTCCTATTTAAAATATTTTCCATCTCTGACCGGCGACTACCG